GCCAGCCGCATCTGCTATTGGGTCTGCTTCAACGATTGTTGAACTAAAGGCAGCATGGAATACAAGTTTACTTGGCGAAAGTCCATACGCATAATGAAGCCCGATGACATTATTATAGCAACAGGTGGGGTATCAGCTCCACTTTGGTTGCCCACTTTGAATATGTGGGTAACGCTAGTGCTTGGGGTGATGTCAATTATTTATGTTGGTTGGAAACTTTGGCGTTTGTATTGGGATAAATAATATGTTGCAAGCATTGATAGCACCGATAGCTAACATCGCTGGTTCATGGGTTGAAAGCAAGGTTGAAACACAGAAAGCTAAAGCTGCTGTTGCCAAACGTGTTGCTGCTGGTGAACAAGAATGGAATCTTGAACAAGCAAAGAATTCATCATCATCGTGGAAAGACGAGTGGCTAACAATTCTTGTAAGTATTCCATTAATTTTAGCCTTTACTGGTAATGAGGATATTGTTGAGCGTGGTTTTGCTGCGCTTGACACAATGCCAGATTTTTATAAGACTGCCGTCGGCGTAGTATTTGCTGCGTCTTTTGGTGTACAGCAGTTAACAAAGATGTTTAAAAAATGAACATAGCAAAGTTTACAGAACTCGTTGCCCAGCATGAGGGGCTGCGCTTAGAAATGTATCATGACACAGTTGGCGTACCGACTATTGGCTATGGTCATAACATGATGATGCCAATATCAGCAGAAGCTGCCAAAGTTATACTGGACGATGATATCAAAATTGTTTTTGCGGAACTTGATGAGCGCATGGATTGGTGGCGTGATTTGCCAGAGCCAGCGCAAATGGTTATTGCATCAATGGTATTTAATATGGGCTGGCCTCGGTTTTCTCAATTCAAAAAATTTATAGCTGCATTAGAAGATCGCATGTGGGATAAAGCCGCACATGAAATGGAAGACTCGCTTTGGTTTAATCAGGTAGGACATCGTGGCAAACATTTACGTGACATGATGTTAGAATGTAATGGGCAAACATAACATTGAAGAAGCATACAGAGAATTTGGCACAATAGAAAAAGCAGCAGATGCTTTGGGAATGTCAAAGAGTAAGTTCTATCGAGAGCTACAGAAGTCAAAACAAAAATCATATATCTTACCAGAAATACCAGAAGATGATTTGCCTGTTGAGGACATAGTTAATCATCTTCATCTGCGTTTTCAAAAGCGCAAGGCGCATAAAGATGCGACAAGATGGTATAATGTTGATATGCAGTCAGACGATCCTATTGGATTATTATGGCTGGGCGACCCACACATCGATGATAATTACTGCGATTGGGATTCATTACGGCATCATTTGTCCATAATAGCTTCACACACGCATATCTATGGCTGTTCAGTAGGTGACTACCAGAATAACTGGGTTGGCCGTCTAGGACGATTGTACGGCGAACAGGACACATCCCACAAAACAGCGTGGAAGTTAGTTGAGTGGTTGATAGGCGAGATGAACCCGCTTATTCTCATTGGCGGCAATCATGACATGTGGTCTGGTGCTGGCGACCCGTTGAAATGGATAGCTAGTGGTCACACCATTCGTGAAGATTGGGAGGCTAGAGTCAATCTTCGGTTTCCAAATGGGCGGCAGTGCCGCATACACGCGGCTCACGATATGTCGGGCCATAGCCAATGGAATGCGCTTCACGCCCAAAACAAAATGGCTAGGTTTAAAAACCATGCCGAGTTGTACATAAGTGGACACAGGCACAACTGGGGCTTGGCTCAGATTGAAGATGTGGAAAATAAAAGTACAGCGTGGCTTGCCAGATGTCGTGGTTATAAATTCCATGACACTTACGCTATGGTCAAAGGTTTTGATCAACAAAACTTTGGACAAGCTATCTTTCAGTTGATAGACCCTCAATCTGATTCACCTACAAATTGGGTTCATTGCTTTGTTGATCCGCAAGCTGGGGCGGATTATCTTGACTATCTGCTATCGCTTCGGCAGTAATAGCAGCGTAGCCAGCTAAATCTACCCAGCTATCTTCGTGTGCTGGTGTTTCCATCAGGCGTGATATCTTTACTATCATCATCATAATGCCAACATCCTCTACACTAAATTCTATGTCTGCATACGCCGACCAGATTGCTGCAATGCGTTCAAAGTTTTCTGCTGGTGAACCGTAGTCTTTGCCTCTTGATTGTACAGCATCATGTGCTTTAGATAATATATCTGCACGATTCATTTTTCTTTTATCCTTCTGCAAACAGATTGTAGGTTTACAACGTGTTTAGCCTGTACTGCTTTTGCTAATGCAGGATGTTTTGTAAGTTGCAACAGTAGTTTTACTTGCTTGCTTGTAAGTTCGGCAGTGTAGGTTTTTTGCGCCATCAAATTTCTTCTACTTCAATAAAATGTATGTCGCCTATTACTGCTCTTCGTAGTTGTGCTGGGTTTTTAAACTTCCGCAGTTTGTTTTCTGCTATGAGTTTTGCTTCTGCTGTATTTTGGGCAGCAAAGCAAAACTCAACAAAGTGTTCAACAACAATGCCTACTTTGTAGGGCGTTGCTTTGTATGGGTTGGCTGTCGTTGTGCGATCAGAACGGGATGTCGTCATCGATTGTCCCTCCATCAACTGTTGCTGGCTGGATGACTTGTTTGTTTTCTGCTGGCTGTGTGTCTGTGTTTGGTGTATAGACACTAAGCCCCATGTAGTCTGAGCCATTCTGGGATTTGTTTTTGTAGGCGGATATGTTTTGCTGTCCAATTTTGCCGCCGTAGTTTGGCTTGCCTTCTGGTACATCGGCACCATTATCATGCATCAAGCCAACCTCAATAAAGACAGCTAGTTTACGCTGTCCGTTTATCTCTTTCTTGAACAGCACACAACGTGGTTCGTATGCATCATCAATGTGCTTTGCCCAGTATTCAATGTTGAGCTTGCCTGACAAGATTGGTTTGCCAATGTATTGCTCATCTTTTTCTGTAATAGGAAAGACTCTGCCTTTGTTTGGGCTAAGTTTGTTATCCATGTATTGCTCCTAGTATTCTGACGGTTCGTCTTTTGGGGTGTTGTGTGGCATTGGTTCTTTCCAAACTTTTGGTTCTGCTGCTTTATTTCCATCGTCATCTTCTGATGGTAGACCAAATGCAGCTTGCAAACCATAGCGTTTAGCATAAGTAATGCCTGACCCCATCTTTTGTGGATTAGTCAAGTCTTGTGACACAATGGGTGTGCGACTTGTCAACACTTCGCCACTGACATGCATGACAATAGTCTTGACAAACATGCGACCATTATCATCCATATCGATTAGCTGTGTAAATGTCAGGCCATGCTGACCTGCTTTGCGGCAAGCAGCAATCACTTCTTCTAACGTAGAATATGTTGAACGAAAGTGTGGGTTCTTGCCATCTTTGCTGGCTTTTACTTCTTCTGCATGCCATGCAATAAATGCATCCGTGATTGATAATTTTTTCTCTGCCATTGTTACCTCCTAGTCAGAGTGGATTGTAATGCGACAAGCACCGCGCTTGTCACGCTTGATAGTCAATAGATCACAGTAGACCTCACGTTCTGTGTCTTTTACCATTGACTTTAATTCTTTTTTAGCAGCTTCATGTTCTTTAGCTTGTTGTGAATAATTCACAAACCTGTGAGCCGCGTCCATGAATTGATTGTCTTTGCTTGCATCACGCTTGATAAGTCCATCAATCTTGACGTTAGACCAATCAACTTTGTTGGCATAATTCTGTACTGGCTCAACGTCAGACTCTACCATTTGCCAGAATTGATAGGCTTGTGTGCTGACATTTTTCCAATAGTCTTCTTCAAAGTCTACTACGCAATATTCCCATAGATTCCCAAAGATGACGGAAAACACAGCTTTCTTCAACTCATGCAAACGCATGTACAAATGTACTTGCGGTAGATATGCTTCCAACATATCAGACATGCTGCGGTAGCTTGTTGTATGTTTGCACTCGACAATCATAGCTACGCCATTTTTGTCGTAAGCTACGCCATCTGCTCTTGCTTGATAGAGAACGCCAGATATTTTTTTGCGGATAATGTCTGGGCTTGGCATTACATCCCAGCTAGTACGCTTAGCAAGCCATTCCATGTTGAATGATTCTGTGCGAATACCAAGCTGTACATTGAACTCATTACTCAAATTTTCTGGTTGAGTGCGTCCAGTTTTGACATGCCATAGCGTATTCCAATCGCCGCGCATGATTGAATACATATCGGACCCGCCGATAAAACCTTTTCTTTCCATGATAGACCTCCATCTATTTATATATAGGTTGGCTCGTCATCGTAGACTTCGCCAAAATCCTCCCACTCTTGTTCCCAGCTTGGCTGGCCGTCATCTTCTTGTACTTCATCTTCATCCATTTTATCACACAGCCTCCTGATAATCAATGCATTTCTGCAACTCATCACGTAACATGAACCGTGGCTTGGACTTCCATCCAATGCCAGCTTCGTTGATAAACTCTGCCAATGTTGGGAAGAATCTGACATTTCGCTCGATGTAACCAAATGCATCAATTACAATGTCTGCTGGATATTCTGCCAGCTTAGATGCAAGAGCTTTGCGCTTCATGTCAAGCACCTTTGGGCTGAAGTCTTTAGCCAAAGTAATCAACGCACAAAGCATAGTAATACGCTCTTCAATGTCTTTGGTAGGTAAAGGCACTAAAGCTTTTTGCACCATCTCGTATGCTTCATGTAGTCTGTGTAATGGTGCATCTCTGTCAATACGATAGAAGACAAGTTCGTAATGTTTGTTCAGTTTAGTTTCCAATGGAACTAATGAACTCACGCCATCTTCTATCATGCTCGTTACTAGCATTGGCTTGGTAGCTGCGTCTGTTAGGCGAGCCAGTGCTTTGGCTTTGATTTCTGTTGTCAATGCTCGCATCTAAAACCTCCTGTTCATGCATGCTTTCAATGATAGATTGTCGCTTGTCAGGTATAACCTGATTGCGCGGCAGCCTGTAGTTTGGATCACGCTGTTTCATATTGACCTCCGTATCGAATAGTCTAGCAGTGTGCCTTGACAGTATCAAGAATAAAAGTATCCTGTGTCGTGCGCAGTCAGACCTCCAAATGCGCGGCGCGATGGTTAGTCACCTCCAGCTAGCCATCGCGCTATTTTTTCAGCCAACGGGTTGTTGACTTCAATGCATATAAAGTTTGGCCCTGTCTTCTGTTTAAGAAGATAGATGTCTGCTGGCTGTGTTTTGTGTGTCTTGGTAAGAAAGGAAAAGCCACGACCTGTAGCCTGATACTTTGATTCAGCTACCAATCTTCCTTGTCTGGTGGTGATAGAGATATCGGACTTCCACTCACCTCCCAACGCGCCAGATAGCGGTTGGCGTTTCGCTTCGCACCCCTTCTCATTGAACCAGTTACACCACCATCGTTCGTGGTAGCTGCCTTTGTTGCGGCTAGATGTTCCCATCCGTAATACTCCAAACAATCATCACACCAAATAGAACCACTT